TTTTTGATAAGTGTCTGATATTGATAGAAAAGTCATTCATAAAGTGTCTTGAAAACATGATTAAAGGCTCAACAGCAATCGGCAGCATATACTGATTTACGCGAGCGTAAAAGTAGCTCCTGCCATCATGATTAATTATAAATCCTAGAACGAGGCTGCCATAATAGTCGAGGGCCAGCTCAGACTGAGGCAGTAAGAAATTGAACGAAGTGAACAAAACATAATGAGCGTCATCGAAACCAGTTACGACGTAAGAATCTTCGCTCATGCGTCTAAGATGTAGAGGCACTCCTAGCGAAGTATATTCTATTAAATCATAATCTGGCTCACCTTCATAGTCTATCGTGGTCCCGGTGAAAGAAGCTGGCTCCCATATCCAAGTATCTTCCCTCGAAGAATGTCTACTCTTCTTGAAAAGGCTTGAATATGCCAGCTTGCTATTTATCAGCCCGCACTCGAGCCGGCAACGACCACATCTCTCGTACTCGCTACGGCTGGCACATCGACATCTAGAGACGCTTGCGCTATGATCTTCTGGCCCTCTGGGGGATTTGGGGTCGTGACCGGCAAGTCCCTGTGAAAATCCGGCCTGCGCTGCGGTGCGGGGACGCGACGTGAAGCAATCAAGTGCTCCATGATCCTCGCTCCCGCTTTAATCTGAAACTTGCCCACTACTGGTTTTAGACGTGTCGGCCTATGTGAAGAAGTTACAGTCTTCCGGGTGCCGTACTCACACAGGTCAATGAATGGCCTGCGGATCATGACTACAAGATCATCAGACCCCGGCAAGCTACCAAGAGACGGGAGTAAATAGTGTCTGCCTTGTCGTTCTTCACTGTCGCGTAGAACGATTGGTACGTCGTATTCATGTTCAAAAGGTACGGATGAAGGCTCTACTATGCATTCGTGTGCTGTAGCCCAAGGCTTGATTTCTTGCATGGTGTCTATCCTAGTGAAGACTGTGTCATGTCCGAATAGCCTGTAGACGTTCGCGAGTGAAAGAACATGCTCGTTCGGAACCATCTGACCTCTGAACTGTGATACAGGTATCGTCTGCAAACCTCTCAAGTGTCGCAGCACTTCATACTCACCGGCAACAGCACCTAGAATCAGACTTCCCGAGACGGGTGCTGGTATAGCATTTATCTCGACAGGAGAGCGTATAGCATGATCTTTTTCCTCACCGGTCAC